TAGATGGTATGGCTGATGAGATTAATACCCCGGAGCCACAAAATCGCAGACGACGGACGCGCCGCGAAATCGCGGAGGCCAGGGCCGCCGAGCGAAAAGCGGTTCAAGAACGCAAAAGGCAAACGCGCATCGAGGAGCTTGACATTCTTGGTCGGGTGGCGCGATTGCTTTTGCTTGGCCATCAACGGCCTCACCAAATTGCTAAATCCATCGGCAAGAGTGAGTCTCAAACCAAAAGATATATCCGGAAAATCTCCGAAACGACTCGTGAGATGTTTAAGGGCGAGTTCAAATCGGAAATCGATAAAATTCTGGCGATTATTCTCACCGGCTATGAGGATCGAGCAAAGCATAGAGCAAATCAATTATCGGCGCTGCTCCAACGACAAGAACGCAAAGATGAAAACGGCAAAACTTATCTTGTCGCCGATCCTGATATTGTCGCTCAGATTCGACTATTGCTTGATTCCAATAGCGACGATGAAGATAAGCTTATTACCAAATTGCTTAAACTCGGAATCGTTTCAGGCGGCGCAGGCGGCGGCGAATCCGACTTATTGCTGGAGATAAAAGCGAGGCATGCGAGCAGCATTAAAATTACTACTGGTGGTACTGGCAATGATTTTAATAGTACCCAAAAGTAAGCCAGCCCAGGATGACGATATTCTCAATTGGCTATCCACGATTCCGGGTTTTGTGGAGGGCGCGATGTCCATGCATGGCCAGCCGGTCTTGCTTGATGCATGGCAGCGGGAAGCCTTAAGCGATGAATCGCCATCGAGTATTTATGAGAAGGCCAGGCAAATCGGATTTAGTTTCGCGGTCTGTTCCGCTAACGCCCTGGCCCGATCGATAATGATAGATAATAATCTATCGGTTTTCGTTTCCATGAATCTCGATGACGCTCGTGAGAAGATAATTTACTCCCGCGACCTCTATGATTCGCTGCCAGCAAAATTCCGCGTAAAGCTTACCACCGACAACAAGATGGAACTGGGATTTGCCAACGGCAGCCGCATTGTCACGATGTTTATGCCCCGGGGCAAAGGGCCCGCGGATGTCTACGTCGATGAAATGGTTTACATGAAAAACGCCCGCGAGATTTACAAGGGCGCTTTATATATGACTCTTCGCGGTGGCCTGATGAGAATAGGATCGACACCCGGACCCAAGTCGGGGACTTTTTATGAGATATTTACCGGAGCCGAGGGCAGGTTTAAGGAATTCAAGCGAGTTGCCGTTCCATGGTGGCATTCTTCAGCATTATGCAATGACGTGCCGCGCGCGATTATTGAAGCGCCGAATATGACAACCCACGAGCGGGTTTATAAATTTGGGACGCCGGCGCTTATCCAGGTTTATGAAAACAGCTTTATAGAAGATTTCAGGCAAGAGTGCGAACTGTCCTGGGCCGATGATGAATCAGCATTTTTCCCGATGGAATTGATATTCAGGTGCGTCGATCCTGAGTTGACCATGTATTCATCGTTTGAAGAGTTTCGGGAAAATCTTAAAGGAATACCCCGGGGCGGATTCGATGTTGGGCGGCGCAAAAATCCTTCGGTACTGATACTCACCGAGCAGATTCATAATAAAGATTTTATTCGGATGATCATTCCAATGCATAAAATGGAATTTGAGGAACAAAAATTTAAACTCTCAGAGGCCATGAGAATATTGCCGATTCCGCGATTATGCATCGATGAAACAGGCATCGGCATGAATCTGGCCGAAGACCTCGCGAAAAAATATCCACATGTAGTTGTGCCCGTCAACTTCGCTGGCAGCGTTGAGGCCGCGGCTACTGAGAATATAATTAAATCAAGAAACGCCAAAGTCGCTGTCAAAGAAAGAATGGCGACATCCGTTCGAATAGCGTTTGAACGTGGCGATTTGGTGATTCCTCAAGATAAAGAGCTCATTAAGGAAATTCATTCGATTAAACGCGACGTATCGATAAGCGGTCGGGTTACCTACGATGTCGAAAAAAATGAACGCCATCATGGCGATAGGTTTTGGGCGCTGGCCTTGGCACTTTTCGAGGGTTCGGCATCCAAAAGAAGCGGAATTTGGTGGTAATATTGACTGGTAAAAAGATTTCAAATAATAAAAACGACAGCCTTTTGGTCTTATCGGCTTTGATCGATCGCGCCGTGTGGTCGGCCAGGCTCGGTCAGTCATTCGGTGACAAGCGCGATATTTATGAAGCTCTCGGATATAAAAAGGATCTTACTTATGCCGACTATCGCGCAAGATATGACAGGGATCCGGTTGCGGGCGCGATTATCGACGAACCGGTTGACGCCTGTTGGAGCGAATTCCCTGAAATCTTTGAAAGCGACGATTCAGACGAAACCAAATTCGAAAAAGAAGCTTACGAGATAATCGAAAAGCTTAATCTTCTCACCGTATTTTCTCGGGCTGATCGACTGGCTGGGATTGGCCGCTATAGTGTGCTTTTGCTGGGATTTAGCGATGGTGCTGATTTATCCGTTGATGTAAAAAAAGGCTCAAGGCTACTCTATGTAACTCCCTACAGCGAAGATTCCGCCGGGATTAATAAATACGATACGAACACGGCCAGTCCCCGATATGGGTTACCTATCGAATATCAAATAAATGTTTCCAATGGAACTAATGGCTCCCTTTCAAAGAATGTCCACTTTAATCGCATTATCCATATAGCCGAAGGCTGCCTTGAAAACAGCATCGAGGGTACGCCGAAACTAAAGAGGCCATTCAATTATTTACAGGGCCTTGAACTGGTTGCCTGTGGCTCTCCGGAGATGTTCTGGCGGGGCGCGCTTCCGGGAATGGTTTTAAAAGGTGAGCCAGGCATCACGCTAACAGACGATGAAAAAGCCAAAATAACAGACGAGCTCGAAAAGTATCTTCATAATCTCCAGCGTTTTTTGCGGACTGGTAATATGGATGTAAAGGAATTGGCGCCCCAAGTCGCTGACCCCTTGAATCATATATCGTCGCTAATCGATTTAATCGCCTGCGGCGCCCGTATTCCGAAAAGGGTGCTATTAGGGTCTGAGCGCGGCGAACTGGCCTCATCCCAAGATGAGAAAAATTATATGGCCAGAATTAAACGGCGCCGCCAGATTCATTGCGATCCCGTGATAATACGTCAGTTCTTCGACAGGCTGATTGCGTTTGGGGCAATAACTAAACCCACCCAAAAATATTCCATAAAATGGTCGGATCCGCTGGCGCTATCCGAAAAAGAAATAGCCGATTTGGGTTCGGTGAACACGCAATCATTGGTGGCATATTCTAATTCTTCGGCATCTGACATAATCCCGCCGCATGAATTTTTACGCGATGTCCTGGGCTTTTCCGAAGAGAGAGTGGCTCTTATAGAAGCCGCAGTTGATAAATTATTGTCATCCGATACCGAAGAGTCTCCGCCCGATAATGATCGCAATAACGACAAGCAGGATGACGAAGATGCCTAAGAAATCGGCATTAAATAAACAACGGTTGGTCGATCCCACCAGGACGCTTGGGATTCGCACTCGGTTCGTCAGCCAGGTTAATCGGCGATTCCGTGAGTTAAAGCGGGATATAAGAACATCCATTATCGATAATAATTGCTTCGATATCAGGAAACCGTTGGCGAATAATTCTCCAATAAATCCGGGTATATATGATTTCAAACGCAATCCCGAAAAAGTTACCGCTTTTATCGAATGGTTACTTGACCAGGAATCAAAGGGGATACTGGAAGTCATTTATAAACCCGGCGCGCGTGGCGGCATTCAATCCGCCTGGTCTGATTTATATATCAAGTCGGCATACGAACAGGGCATTAAGCGCGCTCTTACCGAAATGAAAAAAGTAGGCATCGATATCAGTGGCGCCGGTATTGACCCGACTGGGGTTGCAACTATTCAAGGCGCCTTGAGGATGCCCGTCCATGCCGATGCACTCGGCGCTTTATATACGCGTGTGTTCGAAGATTTAAAAACAGTTGTGGCTTTGATGAATAACGATATCCGGAAAATAGTTGCGGACGGATTGCGCTCAGGGATAGCTCGCGGCTTGGGCGAGGGGAAAAGCATTGAAACTGTCGCCCGCGAACTCGTCAAGGACATCGAAAATAGCATTGATAAAATTGGTATTACGCGGGCCCGGCTAATCGCTCGAACAGAAACCATCCGGGCGCACCACCTGGCGAACATCAATGAGTATAGGCAATTTGATAAAGACATGGACGTAACGGTTAAGGCCGAATATTCGACCGCAAACGATGACAAGGTTTGCGAAGAGTGTGCCAGTCTCGAAGGGAAAGTTTTCACGCTTGACGAAATCGAAGACAAGATCCCGCAACATCCTAATTGCGTGGTTGGTCAAACTCTAATTATTGCACCAGATATACTAGCTGGGATGTCGGCCAATTATTCAGGCTCGATAGTTAAGCTTCTTTTCGCCAACGGGGCACGGCTTTCCGTTACCCCCAATCACATGCTCGCTACGCCGAACGGGTTTATTATGGCAAAGTTTTTGAGCGAGGGCGATACAGTATTTTGCGGCCCTGATATCAAGCGGGAAATCGTCGGTGACCCAAACGATGACGGGAACCCAGCCCGCATTGATAATATAATCCATGCGCTCGCGGAATCTTCGGGCGTGACGACCAGTAGTATGCCAGTTTCCGCCGTAAATTTCCACGGCGACGGGAGCGCATGTCAGGGCAATGTCAATATTGTATATGCCGACAGCCTTTTGGGGAACGATTTCAACTCCAAGTTGCGTGAAATGCTTAATGGCTTCAAGCTCAATGGAAGAGGAATATTTGATATCTTGTTTGGTGACAGCTCTCTTTCGGAGTTCATTGAGAGTGCGCTTTTTGCCCCTGACCGCCTCATGGGCGGCAGCCGCGATTTGCTGGCGCTCCTCCGGGGTTGCGTTTGCAAAGCGAATAAAGTTGGCTTCGCTACTATTTCTGATGGGGATATTCAACTCTTTGAGACGTTGAGTGATAACGTTTCTGGCGCAGCGGAAGTGTTCCGCCATCTTTTTGACGGAGGCCCCAGATCGATACAGTTTGCGGAGTTGCTTTATATCTATCGACAATCGATTGCCGGAAGTTCTTCGAACCTTAATCTTAAATCCGGCCTTCAAGATTTTGGTCTTGACGGTGTCGCCTTTAGCGAAACCATAGGCGTTGGCCAATTGACTCAGGTTCTCCCCGGCCAAATATCTATGGTAAGCATCCTCGGCGTCGAATTTGAGCATGTTAACAATCTCCTTGTTTATGATTTGAGCACCTCAGCTACAATATACTTTGCAAATTCAATATTGTCAAGCAATTGTCGATGTGCCGCAATCCCGTACATCGAATCGCTTAAAAATAATTTGAGGAAGGCTTCGTAATGCTTATACAAATATTGAAATCCCAGGTGAATTATCCGGTTCGCTATGAGACGCTTGAAGGTAAAAGCCACGTCGTAATTCCCGTGGTTGCTCTGGTAGTTGGCGTTCACTCCGGTTCTGGCGGCACGGCCTATTATCCCGCCGAGGAATTATCCAGATTTCCATTTATGTGGAATGGCCGTCCAGTAACGGTGCAGCATCCTCAACTTGATGGCCAATATGTCTCGGCGAATTCTCCTGACATTATTGAAAAGTGGGTCGTTGGAAAATTATTCAATATGACTTTCGATGACTCAAAGCTTCATGGAGAAATGTGGATTGATATCGCAAAAGTTAATGCGGTTGACCCACAAATAATACAACTGGTGAATGAAAAAGCGATTATCGAAGTATCGACCGGGTTATGGTCGGATGTTATCACCGGCGACGGAGAATGGAACGGCGAAAAATACAACCAAACGGTTATCAATATTCAACCTGATCATGTGGCATTGCTACCGGGCCAACAGGGGGCCTGTTCCGTTGCCGATGGCTGTGGAGTCCGAGCCAATGAAAAACCAAAAAATAATATATCACCGACCCAAAAGGAGTCATCTATGAAAGATAAGATTAAAGCCATGCTGAAGGCATTCGCCGATTTACTGCTCGCCAACGAACCAAGCCACGAAGATACGCGCGATGCGCTCTGGCAGTGGTGTGACGCTCAGCGGACCAACAATAGCGACTATTGGCTGTTGGATATTTATGACGATTATTTTGTCTATGCCTTAACCGTTCGCAATCCCGAATCTGGCGCGAGGGTAGAGGCGAATAAGCTTTATAAGCGATCTTACTCCATCGACGACAACGGCAAAATAGCCGTGGCCGCCGAATCGATTGAAGTCATCGAAAAGAAGGAATATGTGCCGGCTGAAACCCCGGCAGCTAACACAAACAAAGAAAAGGAGTCTACCAACGTGAAAAAGGAAAAAATCGACGCCCTAATCGCATGCGAATGCACGAATTTAGTCGAGGCTGACCGGGCATGGTTGAACGAATTGCCGGAAGAGCATATCGATAAGCTCGGCGTTAAAATGCCGGAGCCACCCAAAACCAACACCGAACAACCGCCAGCCGCTCAGCCGGAAACTAAAAAACCACAGACGACCGAGGAGTTCATTAACTCGGCGCCCCCAGAGATCCAGGAAATCTTAAAAAGCGCGCTTGCTAATGAGCAGGCAATAAAAGACGGGCTGATCAAGGGCCTGAAGGAAAACAAGGCCAATCAGTTCAGCGATGATGAACTGAAGGCGATGAGCGTTGCTCAGCTAAAAAAATTGGCCGCAATCGCCAATGTTGAAGTCGATGTTGACTATTCGGCGCAGGCGGGTGCGCCGCCCAACGCGACAGTTAACCAGGGGGCGCCTCCGATGCCGTCAACCGCCCCGGAAGCCAAATAGCGGTAAAAACAAAAGCGTTCGAAAACATTAACTTTTAATTAAGAGGAATTTCAAATGGCATTCAAGACAATCAAAATCAAGGGCGACCCGATAATCGATGAGATTAAATCGAGTGGCGCCATAACGCCCGGTTTCCTTTGCGATATCAATTCAAGCAACCTTCTAATCGTCCATGGGACGGCCGGCGGCTCGGCAATGCTCTGCTTCGCGCTTGAAGATGAACTCCAGGGCAAAACCATATCCGACGCCTGGACCTCTGGCGACAAGGTCAAGGTTGGCTTTTTCAAAGAGGGCGACGAGGTTTATGCCTATCTGCTCAGCGGCGAAAATGTCGCCATTGGCGCTCGACTCGAATCGGGCGGCAGCGGATATCTCCGTGAGGTCGATACAGATGCGTCTGTCGGGGATATCAAGATCGGTGCAATCGTGGCTCGTGCCATGGAAGCCGTTGACGCCAGAGGCGGGGCGGCCAGGATTCATGTCCGGATTAGCAGGGGCTAATACCGGCCAGTATCGGGGTTCAATGGATTAACGATTAAATAGAAGGAAAAAAATCAATGAAAGTACAAGTAGATTCGATATTCGGCGGCAAGGCAATGGGCGGAATCGCGCGAACTCTGCTCGCCAATAACATGGATGTCAATAAGCTCCGGGCAAACGATACCACGTTGCGGTACGACGAATGGAAGCTCTACGATAAAGCTATCGTCGATATCGCGAGACCGGCCTTGGTTGCCGTTAATGACCTTAGAAGCCGGAATCTGGTATACAATGTCGATGGAATGGCAGCTACGGTTTTAACGTGGGAAACCGGAAGCGATCTGGAACCCGCGCAAGTCCATATGACCCCTCGCGCGCGCGCCAGAAACGATCAGGTCAAATATTCGATGAATTATTTGCCCTTACCGATCGTTCATGCCGGTTACAGCATCGATATTCGCAAGCTTAACGAAAGCCGTCGCGGCGGCCAGGGAATCGATGTGGCCCAAGCGGAAATTGCGGCGAAGCTCGTAGCCGATCAAGTAGAACAGATTCTGCTGAACGGCTATGATTTCCAGTATGGCGGCGGAAACATCTATGGATTCCTAACCGCCCCCGGCGCCGATACCGGTAGTCTCGTTCACGCCTGGGATGCTTCAGCAGCCACCGGTGAAACCATCGTCGCCGATGTCAACGCGATGATCCAGGAAAGCATTGACGCCTATTGTTATGGCCCGTGGGGTATTTATATCCCGCAATCATATGCTTCAAAGATGAATGCCGACTATAAGGCAAATTCATCGGATACGATTCGTCAGCGTATCGAGGCTATTGAGGGCATCGAGTTCTGCAAAGTAGCCCCGCGGCTTACCGACGGTCGGGTGGTACTGGTTCCGTTAACCAAAGACAGAACCGAACTGGTTATTGGTATGGACATCATGAACGTGCCGTGGGAATCGCCCGGCGGGTTCGAGCTTCACAATGAAGTGATGGCCATCATGGTACCACGCCTGAAGGCTGACCAAAACAGCAACAGCGGCTTTGTTGTCTATAGCGAATAACCATTAACGGGCGCGCTCTTCCGGGCGCGCCCTTGAGGATCTATGGGAAAATACAGATTAAAGGCCTTTGAAAAAGGTCACGTGTTTGGACGGCATACCATTCGTATTCCGGGCAAAGCCCCGCGCAAGTTGAAACCGGGCGAGGTAATTGAATGCGATGAAGCATTGATTGCTCCATTCAAATATAAATTTGAGGAGCTCGAGCCGGATAAAGCGACTCCGCCGCCCAACGCCAAACTCGAAATCAAAAAAAGACCTGGCGGTAACTCGACTGGATTTGATTTGATTAACCCGGTAACGGGCGATCCAATTAATTCCAAACCACTTTTTAAGTCTGAAGTCGAGGAGCTGGTGAAGCTTTCGGCGGCTGAAGCTGAATCTGCAATAAAGCTGGCGGAAAACAAAGCGGGCAGCGGGGACGCGGGCGATGGCGCTAATACCGGCAAGGAATCAGAAGAAGATTAACCGGTGAATCAATTCGCCAAAATACCGCGATTGTGGGAAGGGGATAGCTGCGTCGTGGTCGGCGGCGGTCCAAGTGTCGCCGATTTCGACGTGGCAAAGCTTAAGGGCTATCGGACTATCGCCGTTAACATGGCATATCTGCTTTCGGACAGATTCGATGCGATGTTCTATGGCGATGCGCGCTGGTATGTTAACTATGGCAAAAAGCTAACCGATTTCCCCGGCCTTAAGATAACAAACCATGAGAGCGACTCCGGTATTCCTGGCCTTCTGGTGATTAAAAGAAAAAACATTCCCGGAATATCGAATAATCCGGAAGTGCTAAACTGGAATATGTCCAGCGGAGCTACGGCCATCGGTTTGGCGGCACAAATGGGTGCTGGCAAAATCATTTTAGTCGGCTTTGACATGCGTTCGGTTGGCACTCAAAACAACTTCCACGATATCTACCCGCGCGAAACTCCGCATCCATACAATAGATTTCTAAGCGTCTTCCCGATTATCGCGAATGATTTAAAGCGAATGAATATCGAATGCATAAACGCCACGCCATTTACTGATGGCGAACCACTAAGCGCTCTTCCGGATTTTCCACGCATACCTATTGACGAGGCGTTCGTATGATTAAGGTCGCGCTCGTTTATAAAGTAGGCGGTGATTTTGCGGGCGCCGATGTTGTAAGATTGACAGCGTCCATCAGAAAGCATCTGACTATTCCCCATGAAATTATCTGCTTAACCGATTCGGAAATAAAGGGCAGTCTCTTCGCGGATAAGGTAATAAAGTTAAAGCACAACTGGCCGGGCTGGTGGTCTAAGCTGGAATTATTCGCTCTTGAAGGGCCGTTGTTATACTTCGACCTCGATACGGTGATCATAGATAATATTAACAAGCTGGCCGAATCGATATTTAATTTAAGAAGCAATTTTATCATATTGTGCGATTTCTATAAACCGGAGACTATGAATTCAAGCATCATGGGCTGGCGATATAATGCGAGGTTTGTTTACGATGGCTTCCTTGAGTATCTAACGGTTCATAATTTCATAAAAAGAGGCAACTTAATATCTCTTCCTGAATATCGCGGTGATCAGGATTTTATTTTAGCCGCGATTCAGAACAAACAAAACTCCGGACCCAGGTATTGGTGGCAGGACATTCAAGACGAATTCCCCGGAATAAGAAGCTATAAAATAAATATTCGAAATCGCCAAATCCCGCCAGAAACCAAGGTCATTTGTTTTCATGGTAAGCCGCGGCCAAATACCGCGATTTTGACAGAATTGGGATTAGTTTAATGCCGACGCGAATACTGACAATGCCGGGGATGGGTGATATTCACTGGGTCGCCCTTAAGCTCGAATCATTTTGTAAGCGATACCTGATAAATGACCCTGAATTGTGGGTTTGGAATTTCGACGGCAGGCCGCGATCGCTGGACTTCGTTAAGCGTTTGCCGATGTGTTCTCCCGGCGGCTATTTTAACGAACCGGTTGGCGACGGTAAAAATAAAGTCGAATTCGACAGTCTATATTTTACCGGCGGAAAGAATAGCATTAAGGATTTTCGCGGGTTCGATTATGTGGTTTGCGTCAATGGCTCCCTCACTAATGGCAAAGATTTTCAAACAGAAATCATGCCTAATTGCGCTATTGATTGGGACTATGAGCTTAAGACCACACCGGACGAGCTTGAATTCGGGAAGCTTACTGCTGAAGACGGAAAATATCTGCTATTCTATTTTTCTAAGCTTGGCATGTTTAAAGATTGGGTTAAACGTTGGCCTGTCGAATCGATTGTAAAGTTTCTGCAAGAAGTTCATTATGCCCTTCGCGATTATAGAGTAATCTTAACTGGCTGCCGTTGGGACATTCCTTTAAACGAATCAATAAGGCGGGCGGTATCGTTCCCGATCGAAGATTATGTAGGCGCTACTAATCTTGATGAGTTTTTGGGCTTGGTTCGGAACGCTTCCGGGTTCGCTGGCTGGTGTGGAGGGAACACCATCATATCGACGCACCTGAAAAGGAAAACATATATTTTATGGTCATTGTATTTTAAGCCAGCATTTTATCATAATTGGGCTAATCCGGCGCTGGTCGATAAAAGCTATATCTACGATTCTGTTGACTATGTCGATCCTGTTTGTGCCGCAAAGCGATTTATCGAATTGGTTAATAATGGTTAATAAAATGATCGAAATAATATATCCCGAAAACCCACAGCCGTTCATTTGGCTCCCTGAGATCGATGCCGGTTTTTTAACGAATCCAGTTAATAATGATATATATGCCAAACCTTATTTTGATGAATATACTAAGCGCGCTAACACTGAAATCGGTCGGCAAATAAACGAGTTTAGGGTTCAATTGGTTAATAAATATATTGGATCTGAATCGATTATTGATGTTGGTATAGGAAGCGGCACCTTTATTGAGGCACGTGGCGGCCAGACATATGGCCATGATATAAATCCGATTGCAATTAAATGGCTGATGGATCGGGGGCTGTTCCAGGATCCTCAAAATGGTACTATTTATAATAAATGTTTCTGGGATTCGCTCGAACACATTCCCGATCCTCGGCCAATTATACTCGGCAGCAGATTCATATTTGTGACCATGCCAATATACTCTTCTGCTTATTGCGCTCTGAATAGTAAGCATTTTAAGCCGGGCGAACACGTCTGGTATTTTACGAAGAATGGATTAATTGGGTGGCTTAATAGACTCGGCTTCGATTGTCTGGAGATACGCGATGACGAAGAAAAAATCGGGCGGCAAGGCGTATTAACTTTTGTTTTTAAATCGAAAGATTTGGTGAATAAAAATGGCTAAACGCGCGACCGTTGAAGAAGTAAGATATATAACCGGTTCAACAATTAAAGATGAAGCAATCGAAGCTATTATCGACACGGCTAACGTACTGGTAAATGAGATTCTATTATCGTCTGGATATAGCCCCGCCCTGTTGAAGAATATCGAAACCTGGATGGCGGCACACTTCTTATCGATTCGCGAGCCGCAAGCCCAAACCGAAACTGCTGCCGGTGGGGCAAGCACGACCTATTTTGGCAAGGTTGGCCAGGATGGATTAAGCCAGACTCGTTTTGGCACACAAGTTTTAGCGCTCGATTATAAAGGCATTTTGCGGAATGATAGCACCAGGAAAGCTCCGGATATCGAGGCTCTTTAATGTTTGATATTAAGATTACAGGCGACAGGGAGTTGTCTATAAGGCTCGATGGCATCGTTCGCGAACTTCCCCGCGTATTAAGAAATATTGTCAATCGCGGGGCGCTTGAAGTTAAACGCGAAGCAATGATTAATCTGAGTGGAAAAGTATTGAATCGGCAAACTGGCAAATTGGTAAATTCTATTCAAATCGAAAGGGGTGGTACGGAAACCAATCCCTTTGCAATTGTGGGGACTAATACCATTTACGCCAGAATTCACGAATTGGGTGGAATTATAAAGGCGAAAAATAAACCCTATTTATGGTTTAAGGTTGGCGATAATTGGGTTCGCGTTAAACAGGTAACTATTCCGCCCAGGCCATTCCTGAAACCAGCGTTCGAAACCGCTATTCCCAAAATCGAGCAAATCGCCAGCGAAGAAATCGGAAAGGCTATTGCATGAGCGTGCGCGGTGATATTTTAATAAACCTCCAAACCGCCCTGGCGGAAATCAAAACAGCTAACGGTTATAATACCGATATCGGTTCGGACGATAAAGGGCCGATTGTATATTTACGTCCATTCACCGCCAAAGAAGTAAATGATAAAAATCTGGCCACTCCAGCCCTTTCAATAGTTGATGGCCCGGACACCTATCGCGGCACCATTGATAACTACGACTTCGATTTAATCACAATAAATCTCGATGCGATAATTAGGGAATCCTGTATCACTGATAAAAATATAAGCCTCACTGAATATTATAATTTGTTTATTTCGGATATTAGGAAATGCGTCAAGGCTGTCGATCTCGGCATATATTTTAACTATATTAGACTGGGTGACATCGCCCCAATTATTGATGAAGATGTTATCTATATAACGATCCCCTGTAAAATTCTTTATCATCATTCAGAATCTGAGGCCACCATAACAGAATCCGCAACTATCTATGGCTCCAATACCATCATCGACCAATCTCGCGCCGCGATTAAGGCGTTACTTGACGAACTACTGGCCGCGATGGCCGCGGCGGAAACCAACCCGCGCCCGTTATCAGTCTATGACAGTCATGAGCAGGTTAAAATGACAATGCCAGCCTTAACTATCGGTTTCGATGGCGAAGGCTCCGCCGAAGAAGGCTCGGGGATTGATTTGCTGAAGACTATCGGCAACTGGTCTATACGAATCCATATGGATTACGAGGATGGATACCTAAATGAAAAGGCGCTCGGCCAGGTAATAAACTCTATCCGCAATTATCTATTCGCAAACGGCCATGAGGATTTCGGCGCGGCGATAGATGGATTCGCGGGAATATCGTTTGATTCGTATTCAGCAACTATAGGCGATTCATTTAAAGAAACGCTAACAATCGGCGGCACTATCAAATTTCAGATAAAAACTTTTAACGAATATTAGGAGAAAAGACTATGACCGTAAAACTCATCGAAGGCAAAAAGCTGCCGCGGCTCGCCACGATTCCTGGACTATCCGCAGAGGAATATCGGAAATTACAGGCGGGCGAAACGGTAGAGGTAAATCAAGAGGTGGCTGACAGGCTGAAGCCTTACGTCACGGAAAGCGAAGGCGGCAATGGGTAAAGCACTTATAGGCAAAGAGTGGCGCGTCGGTATCCAAGAAGAGGCGGCTTTCAAGCCGCCAATCGCGGATAATGCCGCTTTCAAGGAAATCGTCTGTGATTTCATGCCGATAAAAAGCGATTTGAAATATCGCAATAACGATAATGTCAATACCGGCGCGAGATTCCAAGACGCAAGCGGTGTCGATGTCGATTCGGTTGGTTCGATGCCGAGCTGCACTATCAAAGGGACGGCGATTAAGGATGACCTGGATTATTTCCTTTATGCCGTGATGCAATACGTGTCAGAGGGAGCGTCCACTCCGTTCGTCAAAACCTTTACGTTCCCGGCAACGGCCAATATTCCCGATTTCGCAAACAACGAGGGATTGAGTCTCACGATCTGCTCGCGATCGCCAGAGGCTTCGACCTCGCAGAAGTTTGCCGGGGCAATTTGTAAGAAGCTAGAGCTTTCGGTTTCGCCTTCGGCGAATGATGGATTGCTTGAATTTAACGCCGAATTTGCCGGATTGGGGGCGGTATCGGCCACTTCGAATCCATCCGGCACATGGACTAAGGCGACACGTTCAACGTTCGGGTTTCATAACATAAACGCCTTCACGATAAACTCTAATGCTTTGGTCTTAAAATCATGGAAGATGACCATCGAAAACGTCGCTATCGGAATGAGCCCGGCGGGTGACGGCACCTGGGGTTGGTTTGCCCTAACCGATTTTAAAGCCACTATCGAATTTACCG